AGATATGAGCCTACATCTGAATCGCCGTAAGAAGATGCAGCAGATAATCGTAATTCATCGCCTACTTTAGCGACAGTCACATTAGTGTGATTTGAGTGATTTAATATAGTATCTGTTCTAGTAGAAACTCTCGCGTCAGTGTAATAGAGGTTTGAAGAACCCTCTGCGGTTTCGTCTGTTGTCTGTGCATCAACGTATGCTTTAACACTTTGTTGTGAAGGGACATGTGTAGCACTATCAGATGCCATGTTATCTTCATCTTTAAGAGCATTTGTTATTCTTGCATCTGCTCTAGCATTCGTAAAATAAAGGTTAGTTGAACCTTCTGCAATTTCATCTGAATTATCTTTTGTTAATATCTGAGCATCAACATATGCTTTTACTGACTGTTGAGATGGCAATCTAGTAGCACTATTGGAAGAAAAGTTATCTTCGTCAATGAGTGCCGCGGTAATTCTTGCATCTGCTCTAGCATTCGTAAAATAAAGGTTAGTTGAACCTTCACTCAATTCATCAGTGTCTGCTGCTCCAGCAGTAATACTAGCAGTAGAAACAGCGGTCACTCTACCTTTCGCATCTACTGTGACAACAGGAATAGCCGTAGAGCTACCATAACTAGCAGCGGTGACACCAGAGTCAGGCGTTGATAATGTAACTGAATCTGTGCCGACTACTACATCAATTTGATTCGTGGTGCCGTTGACTGTGAGTGTGTCGTTGCCAATAACGATAGTAGAAGTGTTGGTACCATCACTGATAGTCCAAGTAGCAGCAGAACCCGTTGAGTTACTTAGGTCAACCCGTGCAAATTCAATACCACCAGCAGTAGATCCGTCATGTAAGTGCAGTGACTTATTAGTGGTGTTTACTGTTAGCTCACCTACAGCACCAGTAAACGATGACATCTCTGAATTGGTGCCACGTCTTAACTGTAGTTGCGTAGGCATTCTAGGTTACTCCTCCGAGATCTTCAATTTGAATAGAACCACTTGGAGTATTTAGCGCGTCAAAAGTTTGACTTGTTGCTTGACCAAAAGCATCTACTGTTAACGCACTAAGATCTCCATAATCCCCTGTAGGAAAAACTAGATTGGGATCACTCGCAGCAAAGTTCGCAATAGTCTGGATTGCTCCAGACGAATCTCGCATGTACACTGTTTTGTCAGGTATATTTACCGCAATTTCGCCTATCGCAAGATCTGATGTACTAGGCACTGAGTTTGAAGTGTTACTTCTTTTTGGCTTTATTATGTTCGACATCTGCTTCTACAAACTCGCTTTGTTGTGGTTCTACTTGCGCGTTTTCGTACTCTGCTATTTTCTCATTTGCAATTGCAAGTTTAGATTTAAGCAGAATATTCTCTAAGTTTAAATCATTCATTTGAGATGCGAGTGCATTCACATAAGTATTTATTAATTTCTCATCCATTTCATTATCTCCAAATTGAGAGGACTGTATTGTCCTCTCTTCATAATTTTATTTATACTAATATAATTAGTAGGTTCCGCCATCAATCGTAGCCGCATTAATTGTTTTAGCAGTGTTGCTAGTCAAGAATGTGCCTACTCTCGTATCTGTGTAATACAGATTAGTAGAACCTTCGCTAATGTCATCAGTATCATGATTTGATACATCGGAAACTGTGCCTGTAACGTTACCTGTAACATTGCCTGTTAAGTTGCCTTCAAATGCAGCGACAAGTGTAGCGACAGTGTACCCTGTTCCTGATTTATTTACTGTTGTGCCTGGAACTGCTTGCAGTGATTTAAATAAATGCCACTTATCATCAGATGCATCTCTGAATAAACCAGAGTACAAATCTAGTGATCCAGATGTGTCGTAAAGTCCATAGAAACCTATGTCAACAGCATCAGATGAATCGTTGCCAGTTGCTAATGAAAACAGCGGATCATTTACTGCTAAGTTTGTAGTATCAACAGTAGTTGTTGATCCACTTACTGTAAGATTTCCTGATACTGTCAAGTTACCTGATACAGTTGGGTTAGTTGCAAGACCTACTGTCATTGTATCAGTAGCACTTACAACAACATCGATTTCATTTGTTGTGCCACTTACTGTTAGCGTATCACCGCCTGCAACAGACTGTGTGTTGGAACCGTCTGACAAAGTAAATGAAGTGCTGATAGCCGCAGTAGAAACCGCAGTTACAAGACCTTTAGCATTTACAGTAACAACAGGAATAGCAGTTGTGCTACCGAAGTTACCTACGTTTGAGTTTACAGTAGCCAGTGTACCAGTACCCGTTACGCCGGCAGTACCATCAAAAGATGCTGATGTATATGCTAGGTCGCCCGTAATGGAAATAGTTCTACCACTTGCCAATGCAGTTGCAGTGTCAGCATTACCTGTTAAATCACCCGTGACATCACCCGTGACATCGCCTGTAAGACCAGCTGTGATCGTCCCGGCTGAGAAGTCGCCTGAACTATCTCTAACCACTAGCTTAGATGCAGTGTTGGCACTTGCAGCACCATCTACAATATCAGTGTAATACTTACCACCAATAGCATGAATAGCAGCACCGCCGCTGTTTGTCGATTCGATGTAGAGTTTAGAGCCTGCACCATCATTTGAGGTGTCCATTGCATATGCAAGTTCACCTACAGCTAAGTCACTCGTAGCAGGGGCTGTTGCAGCAGACCCACGTTTAATTTGAATGGTCGAAGCCATTGTTCTCTCCTAAGTTTATTGAATTTGTTATGACCCGAATGTTCCACCGTCAAACGTTGCGCCTGCATCCAATTTAGCCTGAATTGCATCGCCTACTGCGGCACTAGTTTCGACTGATTCATCGACCTTAGTTTGCAGTGATACGGATTCCCATTTCTCAGTCTCAGCATTATAAACTAGAGTTTCCCCTGTAGCAATTACGCCATCTTCACCCTTATCTAAATTTCCTATATTGTCTTCTAACTTCGCAATTTTAATCTTGGAAGCGGCTGTTGTAGTAGCGATGATTGTACTGCCGCCGACAGAAACTTTCGCTGAATTGCTACCACTTGTAACTTGTACTTTTACTTCATTAGCCATGTTATTTCGCTACCTCTTGCTTCTGAATTACTTTGTTGCTTCCGGGGTAACTGTTACAATACCTTCAATTACTCTAAGCGTTTCAGAGTCTGCAATTGAGACTACTTCTAAATCATACACATACCTGCCTGCCTTCAATGTACTGGTCTGTGTTGCAGTTAAAGATAGCGTTATTACGCCTCCAGTAACATCAGTTTTTACTGCTGTAAATGCAGTATAAGTATTAGTGTAATAACTTTTACGAATGTGTGCAGTGGGTGTGTAGTTGGTCAGGTCTTTAGCTGTTCCATCTGGATTTGTCATGTTTACCACAATAGAAAACGTGGTACCCTGATCGATTAGCAAATTGTTGATAGTAGCCATACCGCACCCTTAAAGTTTATATTATTTATAATAACACGAAATTTATGAAAACTATACTCACCCTGAAATATGGGAACAAGTACAGCGCGTCTGATGTAAACACTATTTATGACGCTACTGAGGGCGCATATAACTATGTTTGTTTGACTGACGATCCTATAGGACTTTACAGTGACATAAAAACACTACCCGTCGATGCAGAGTACGGTCACTGGAATAAGATTCTGATGTTAGGTCTAAAAGATCTAGGTGACGTATTGTACTTAGATTTAGATGTCCATTTACAGCAATCAATTGTTGACATCTGGAAGCATTGTCAGTATACTGCGTCTGTCGCTTTCACATACTGGAAATCAGATACTTTTCCGACTAAGCGTTTAGAGTCTAATCCAGACCCTATGATGAGCTATCTCGGAAACTACAATTCAAGCGTTATGCTATGGCGAAGTGGTCACTGTAATCACATAGTAGATAAATTTGTAGCAGATGAAGATTACTACATGGTTAAGTATTGCGGTGGCGATGATCGATTTCTTTGGCATGAATGCGAGTTGAATGCATTGCCTAAAGGATTGATATACTCATACGTCTATGGCGCAGACTATATATATGATAACAAATCATTTGAATACCGACCTGACTATATGATCGCCTTGTTGAATGGGATTGATCGACACAAAAATGTGAGACAACGATACTATGATGCACTTTCTGTGCATGAAATGGGGTGATAAGTATTCCCCTGATTATGTAAACAATCTTTACCACATGGTCAATCGAAATTATAGTAAGAGATTTAAATTCTTTTGCTATACTGACGATGCCTCTGGATTAGAGAAAGGAATACAAGTCAGAGCGATTCCTGACATAAAGCCATTGCATCCCAAGCACTGGTTTGGCAGAGAGAATTATTGCTGGGACAGAGCAAAGTTTCTACTGTTCAATTCTCACTACTGGTTGAAAACGAAAGGGCCCTTTTGCTACTTTGACTTAGACGTTGTTATTCAAAATAACATCGATGACTTTTTCGAGTTAGCAACCGCTGGTCCGCATATGGTTTACAGTAACTGGGATGACCCAGCAAATCTGAATCATAGAGCATTTAAAAATATCAAAGGCACTCCTTATAATTCTAGCGTCATGCTATGGAATAGTGATCAGTGTGAAAAAATATACAATGATGTAATGAAGAATACAGATGTTGTATTCAAAACATTTTTCAAAGGATCTGACAATTACCACTACTGGCGTGAAGAACACGCTGTGGGTAAAAACTTTTGGAAGTTTCTATCTGATGATTCTGTCTACTCTTACAATAGGGGTAGAAAATTCCCTGAAGATATTGAAGAACATCTGTACAGAGAAGATGCGCAAATATGTCTGTTCAACACAGACTTAGTTCCAGGTGATCGCGTACAATACAAGCCGCACGAATTACAGAAAGACTATGACTTGCTGATTCACTGGCATGGTAAAGATGACTTTGAAAGATTGTGGTTACCTAAGCTGCCTGAAAACTTCTTTGATTACACTACAAAAGATCTAAAAATAATTCAAGACATGGTTGATAGAGAAGACCATGTACAAATAGCAGATAAGTTTTTATCTGAGTTCCCTAGATTCACGCGAGAATGGGGTAGATATCACAAAGACTACGACAAGATGAAAAACTGGTTGCAGTTTGAATGGTTGAAAGAACGAGCGATCACAGACCGGTATTTGAATTATGAAGCACATCAACTCATAAAAGAAAACTATGATTCTGGTGATCTTGTTTCTATGCATAAAACATTTGTCGATGCGTTTCCAGAAGATACTACTATTAAAGAAGCTGATCAGAGTATGCTATGGAACATGTCATACGAAGAGATCTGTGAGACCTTCGATACACTGTATGCATATCAACGACAAGATTGGCTAATGCAACAGTACAAAGAGAACGGGCCGTCTGTTTTCTTTTGGCATGCGACTTATAATGAGCTTTCTGAGTTGTACAAAAAATACTACTTCCACAATCTGACTGAGTTGTTTTACGATGAAAGATACGAAGAAGTATTTGAGAGACTCTACAACATCATGCCTAGAGAAGAGTTGCTGCGTGTTCTGAATCAACAGGGCGATGATAATACGCTGTTTAAATATTTTCAGAGTTACGGCGAAGAGTTTAGCGACTTGTACAAAGGGCTGTATGATGAGAAGCCTGACGGTGCAATCATACAAATGTCTACTGCTAGAAATGATACGGGCAACGAATTCAACGATATCTTTATTGATGGACAAGAAATGTCTGCAAAGAAACTCGGTGAGATATTTGATGGGTACGATGTAAATTGGATTACACTCTCATGCGAAATAGCAGAGCCTGTATTGTGCGACAATTTTACAGAGGTGTGTGAGTTCTTTAATAAGCGAAACATCCCTATAACTCTACAAACTAGATTAGAAAATCTTGTATTGGATGTTGATGTCGCTGAAATAGTTTACCTCCCACCTGAAGAAATATCTGAAGAAGAACAGTCTGTGCAGGACACGATTGATAACAACAAGCCCGTCGATTTAGAAACTCTGCGTAAGTTCTATCACACTATAGAGACTCGCAATAGAAGAACAAAAGCAAAAGACAAAGATCCTGTTTGGTGCGATGCAAGAAAGAGTTCATACTTCTACATAAACTCTGCGGGCAATACTTTCCCATGTGCATTCATTGCAAGAGATGTCACCGAAAACAAATTATTTCCCTATCATCCTATTGACTACCCTTTCAATATGCAGTATAATGATAGTACAAAGTTTCCTATTGAAGAGATAATATATAATAGTGATATGCAAAACATAAGTGAACATTTGAAGAGAAATCCCTTGCCTATATGCAAGAAGAAGTGTGGAGATTGTAATGCGTGTTAATTATGTTTGCTCTAAGTGGGGTACGAAATACGGTCCGCATTTTGTGAACCGACTTAAAAATATGGCATTCAGAAATACTTCATCTGAGTTTGACGCGCATTTCTATTGCTATACTGATAATGCAGAGGGTTTAGATGCCGACATCAATGTTATCGATTTTCCTGATATTCCTAATATCCATCCTAAGTATTGGTTTGGTGCTGAAGATTTTAAGTATGGTATGGCTCGTTGTTGGGACAGGCCTAAGACTTTTGTTTTCAACACTCACAATTTTGCTCATGACAAGCCTACTGGTCGTTTTGTTTTTTTCGATCTCGATGTTATCATCCAACGCGACCTTACTCCTATTATAACATATAACTTGGAGCGACCTACTAAGATGAAGTCTTGGTGGCAAGATCCTAGACCAATGAATACGAGACGATTTAAACTTTCCCATGGTGCGTATACTAATGGTAGTTGCCAAGTCTGGAGTGACGATCAGTGCGAACCTATTTGGAATGATGTATTAGAAAATCAAGAAAAGATATGGTTCACATTTACTGATGGTACCGACAATTATCATAGTTGGCGTTGGGGTAGATATGGCGCAGATCTCTGGGATCACTTTCCCAGCTGGATGGCATACTCTTACAATCGAGGCAGGTCATGGGACGAAGATGATTTGAATGTAGGTATCTACAGGGACAATTGCATCGTATGTGTGTTCAATGTTGACTTACTTCCGTTTGAAGATGAAAGCAGAGGTAGCACGAAACAAGATGAATTGGTAGATCCAAATTTACTGGCACATTGGAAATGAACGAAATACGAGTTTGGAATAATCGAAACTGGCTTTGGCCTGTAGAAGATTATTTCTGCTGGAGAGACAACACACATTTCCATGCTACAATGCCGTATGATATTATTGATACGATAGGCAATGTTTCAACAGTAGTCCACGCAGGAGGTAACTGCGGCATCTATACGTCAATGTATGCATCGCTTGCAAATGAAGTTATAACATTTGAGCCAGAGCTAAACAATTTTAAATGCCTGTTGCATAATGTGTATGAAGAGAATGTGATAATGCATAACGCAGCATTGGGTGATAAGACTACTGGTGTTAGTATTTCAATAGATCCAATAAACGCTGGCGCATCTTATGTAATAGGAGAGGGGCTGATACCTCAAGTTAGACTAGATGATTATAACTATGCTCCCGACTTGTTGCATTTAGACGTAGAAGGGTACGAAGAGTATGCATTGTTAGGCGCACTTGAAACTATAGAAGAACATCGGCCTGCCATTGTGCTTGAAAGAGGCAATGGTGAAGATATAATTTACGATTTAGGATATAAGAGCGTGAAAAAATTCGGTCTAGACTGGCTTTACATATGAACATTTATACTGTGAAATGGGGCAGCAAATATGTTGCTTCTCATGTAAATCAGTTACTGGATAGCTGTAAGCAGCATCTGAGTTGCCCTTTTCAATTTCATTGCATCACTGAAGATGGTGAAGGATTGTCAGAAGAAATAAATGTTATTCCCATTCCAGAGAACAATCGTATGGAAAAGTGGTGGAATAAAATGTATCTGTTTGATGATTTGATTGTCACGCAGAAAGGTGAAAAAATGTTCTTTGACTTGGATGTAATCATACAGAAAAATATTGATGTGATTGCAGAATGGGAAACGGGTGACTGCTTGACATTCGTTAAGACATGGTGGCATGACTTGGATGATTCGTATGAAAACACTCGCCACATCCCGCATAAATATACAGACTTAAACTCTAGTGTTCTACGTTGGAATGATTCACTTGATACTAGGGCAATCAAAGAATACTTTTTAAAGTATAAGAAGCAAATTTTATGGTATTATCGTGGGCTTGACAATTTCTTTTATAATAGAAGAGTAGTAAAGCAGAAACTGTTTCCAATAGGTTGGGTGTATAGTTTCAATCAGGGCTTCTTGTTTCCGCAAGATACCGAAAAACATGTCTATAGGGAATTGCCCTATATTTGTATTTTTGACTCAATGGGTAAAAGTGAAGATGTTAAATTCTAATTTCATAAACAATTACAAATACTGGGGTGAAGCGATGCATGTGATCGAAAGACGCATGCCGCACAAGCTGACAGATTTTCGTGAATCGTTGTCTAATAATAACGTCGAAGCGAGTATATGGCTCGTTGAAGAACTGAAAGAATATCTTGAGGAGCATTATCTAAAGACAGGTAACTTGCGTGTACTGATATTGAATTCTTGGCTCGGCATTCCAATGGTACCATTGCTGTGTGAGAATCTAGATATTTCACAGTTGCATTTGGTTGATATAGACGAAGAGGCAATTGAACTATCTAAGATTTTTCACAAGTACTACGCGCAAGAAAAGTTCATCAAGACTAGGCATCACAACCTAGACATCCCGTTTGAATTTGACAATCTAAACAAGATTGAAGTTGATGTTGTGGTGTGCGTTCAGACTGAACAGATGTATCCTCTCAAAGATCTACGAACAAAGAATCCGCATGCTGTGTTCGCATTGCAAAATAGCAATGTCGTAGAAGAGATGTATGGCATAAATTGTGTTGATTCAATCGATGCACTTAAAGATCAGATTGGATTGGATGAGGTGAACTACGAAGGCTCTAGACCGCAAAACTATTATGCTTGGGACGGTAAGAAAGAGTTTGAAAGGTATATGATTATCGGTCAGAGAGACGGGCTGCTTTAACAGCCCTCTATATCTTCCACCATCATTTCCCACATATCTTTGTCAGGAATGACCATACCAAAAGTGTGTCTAGGTGAATCAGATCCTGCGCAGTGCCAATAATGCAAATCTTCTGATTCATGCTTGCCGCCATAGTAGCCTACTTTAGCTGACCATCCAGGTGTATCATGTAATGTGATAATTTCATCTTCTCGTTTGTCATAATATTTAAACCAACCTTTGCCTTCTGGATTATAGTTGATTAGAATATTGTAACCAGGGCAATCCCAGTTGTTATGCCATCCCATGTAATCGCTTGGCATGTAGAATACATGTACAGCACTAAACTTAGCACCTAGAAACTTTACGAGTGCGTCATTAATTTCACTTGACTTTTTTCTGTGTTCGGCAGGTATATCTGGTCCCGCTTGCAAGTCTCGTATTTTAGATAACTCAGGGGGACCTTTATGTGATGCATCACTCATAACTTCTTGCAAGTATTTTCTTGCTGATGCAGTCTCTGAGTTGTGTGCTATCCAGTCTCCGTTCTTATGTACTGGTAGATTCTCATAGTCCGTATCAAAGAACCATTGCATATATGGTTCTAAGATCTCAATTAATTCTGGATTAATTTCTTCTAATATCTTCATTACGTTCTAAATCACTTTTAGGTATCGTGTAATGAAAAATCACACGTTCAGTATTCTCTAACTCGGTATCCAAATATCCTATTACAAAATTCCATCTTGCATCAGGCTTAGGAAACTCACCGACATTGATGATGTCTTTATGCTCTGTTTTATTTAATAAGTACCACATTGAGAAGGTGTCCCAACGTCTAACTTCCCATGGATAAGGATCTGAGTCCCAGTCATGCTCAAGCTGTTTCATATACTGCTCATACCAAGCATCCATTAAATTGAATGTGTGTTTGTTGTTCTTGTAAACAAACAAGCCACAGTGCCAAATCATTTCTTCTGTATCAGAGAGTTTGGTAATCTTAGCATTATATGGTCGATTGCGAGTAAAGACTATATCGTGGTCATCACAAAAATCAAATACATTTGCAATGTCTTCTGACTCAATAACTGTGTCTGCATCTATGTAAAGCGTTCTATCGTATGGAGTTTTTGATAGTGCCCATAGTTTTGCTCTGATATTTTTAGGTACATCTTCAGTGATTATTGTGTCGAATATCTCATAGTCTTCTTCTTCGACCCAGAATTCATGTGTTGCTAATGTTATTTTCGCTTCTGGGTAAAAATCTAGTAATGACTCCGCAGATTTTTTTGCTGCGTAGTAGTATGATTTATTTACCGAAGCGACATAGAGGTAACCGTTATTCGACATCTGCGGCATACTCTGATTGCATCAGAATAGTAGCATATGCTTGTGCCTCAATAGGCGACTTTGCTTTGCGAATAAGTTTTTTGAGTGTTTTGTTTTTGGACTGCTTGACTAAATCAATCTCAAAGATTTCTAGTTTCATATTAAACAGAATCTCTTGCTTCTGCCGCTGAAACTTTTGCTCTTCTTGCTCACGCTTGCGAAGAGCTTGTTTCTTTTGATTGTTCTTGTGGACTTCGGTTCTTGTATTTAAACCATCAATACCAAACTCTTCAACGATTGCATTATAGTCTTCGTTGACCCCACCTTCACTTTCAGGTCCGGCGATTACATGCGCGACCGCATATTCACCGTCACCTTGCAACATCTCACATACGACATGTCGCCGCTTCTTATCCTGCCATATAGGATTTCGATACTTTTCCATGATATAACTCCAATACTAAATAATTATACAAATATTTATGCGATGCGTAGGAACAGTTTTTTCGACTCAACCGTAGATGATGTTGATTGTACAGTAGCACCTACATACGTCCCCGTGAAACTTTGTGAATATGTTCCAGTGAATGTACTGTTGTAGTTACCAGTGTAGTTACCAGAATATGCACTAGAATATGATCCGGTAAAGTTTGAACTGTAGCTACCAGAATATGTGCCTGCATACGTTCCAGCATATGCTCCAGAATATGATCCAGTGAAGTAGCCACCGACTGAGCCGCCGTAGAAAAGAGTATATGCGCCAGAGTATGCGCCAGTATAATACCCAGTGTAGTATCCTGTATATGCGCCAGTAAAGGAACCCGTGTATGTGCCTGCGTATGCACTGGTGTATGAACCAGTGTAAACGCCTGTATATGTTGAAGTGTATGCGCCAGTAAACGCACCAGTGTATCCACCACTGTAGTTTTGATTGCTTATGTCTTTTACTTGGTCAGTAAGTGTTTCACCCTTCTGCTGCCAAGTGCCTGTACCAGGCGCACTTGCTGCGATCTGATAAGTGCCGACATTATTGCTTATAATTCTATTCCTGAATCTAGCAACAAGCGATTGCAATTCAGCATCGGTTGCTTCTCTTACACCATCTGAGCTGAATTTTGTAAGCGTTCTATTTGTTGCTCCTGCAGGGACTGTAGTAGCAGCGGTTTTCTGCCAAAGATATTTAGTTACAGTCGTACCATCAGTTTGTGTATCATCAATCTGACCTCTGTTTACCCATGTGCCGCCAGAAGGAGAAGTCGCTGCAAGCCAGTATTGACCAGCAGTATTAGCATCATCCGTGATCATTGCGTTGATAAGATCATCCATGATCTCAGTATCGATCTCAGTGTCTGTTGATTCTTCTACAGTTGCACCGTTGCTTCTTAAAGGACGAAATGATTTGCTGTCTGTCGCTGTGCTATCGTTTTGACCAAAAGTATAAACTGAATCTGTTGTAGTAGATGCTGCTGGGTGATCTCCAACTTCTGCATTCAATACTCTATTAGTGAATGTCCCTATACTAGAAAAATTCGTAGTTAGAGATCCGTCTGCTGAAGTCACTTCAATTGAACCGACACCAGCAGTTCCTGCAAATGCAGTCGTGATTATATTTGCGGTATAATCTTTTAGTTCGGACGCAGATAGCTCTTGCAATCCTTCGATAGTATCACCTGAAGTGATATCCGCTGTCTTTATTTTTAAGGGACCAGCCATTTTTTAACCTTTTAGTTTAAGAGTGTGCCACTTGAATCATATACTGCTAATGGTCTATGCACACGCCAATCAGTAGCATCTTTGCAAGAAAGTGTGTAAGAAGTATTTGCTGGCAACGTGATTGCTGCGTTAGCTGAACCACCGTTAATAGTATCCGAAGAATTTGGATACAGTTTACAGTCAGTTGCCGTAGAGTTAAATACAGTTACCGTTCTTCCTGCTACTGCAACCGGAAGTTTGACACCTGTAGTATCTGCTGATACTGTGGTTACTACAGTAATAGTTTCAGCTATTTGAGTAGCGTCACCTTGAGAAGATCCCGCTGAACTTAGTGCTGCTGTCACACCGCTTTGCTCAAAGCCACCTACAGTCAAGTCGCCACTAGTTGTAACCGAAGTTACATCTAAATCAGTAAGATCTGCTGTGATTTGCTCCCAAGAAGTTGCACCAGTAGCAATTGCGTCAAACACATTACCCGGTCTGAGTACTACGGGAGCGTTTAATGAGCCACCATCGATTGATTCGCTTGTTGCGGGATATATTTTAATATCATTGGCAGTTGAATTATACACCGTCACTTTAAGGCCTGCTGCTGCATCTGGGAGCTTGACTCCTTGGTTAGCTGATGCAGATTGAACTAAGTTGTAAGTCTTAGTCAGAGCAGTTGCGTCACCTTGTACGGTACCAGCGGCAGTTACAGATGCATTCATTCCTGCAACGAAATTGCCCGTATATGTAACGGCACCCACACTAATGTCATCAGACGCTTCATACTTATCGGTATTTAAGTTGGTAAAGTTATTGTCTACTTCTGTGTTAGTAAGTGGACTGCCTTTACCTGCTCTTGTAGTTAAGGTTGACATTTATTTTTTCCTAATTTTTCTCTATTAAAAATTTGAGTGCTTCTTTTATTGCAGTTAGTTCAGATTTCAAACTATTTATATCGGATGAAATCTCGTCTACGCGCTTAGCCTGCTTTTTTTTCATCTTATACTGTTTAAGGCCTTCGTCATCGTTACTAATAAACACACCGCCACCTTGTTGTTGATATTTATGTTCTATACTCATACTTATGCCTGTAATGCAATTCCTCGTAGGTTCTTAACTGCAGGAACCGAAGAAGAGTTTGAAGATTTCAATACAATCTTAATTGCAAAATCATTAAATCTAGTGTAAGTAATAGTAGATACTGCCGCTGTAGCTGTTGCACTTGTGCCACCACCTCCAGTTAATGTTATAGTAGGAGCACTTGCATATCCTCTACCAGGATCAGTTACTATTATACCTGTGACAGCACCACCTGAAATCTGAGCAACGCCTGTTGCCTGTTTCCAAGCACCTCCACCAGAGAACGTTACAGTAGGAGCACTTGTGTATCCTGAACCACCAGCAGTAATTGTTGTACTACTTACACGCTTAATAATGTATTCTAATACATCATTGTCAGAACCACCAAGTCCTACATTATTAGATCCTCGCAACGGAAGAGTGTAGACCGTTTCTACAAACTTATTCGGAGATGATACTGCGTCAGATGATGTTGCCATCTGTACCCAATACAAATCATCTCTAAATTTCGCGTCATCTTCTGTTGCTCTGAATTTCGCGTAGACTTCAATGCTACCTTCTACCGGTATACGTTGATCTAAGTACACGCGCATATCTTCAGATTGATTCTCTTTGTTTAATTGTACAATCTTAGAGATGTACTTACAAGTAGCATCACCACTATTTCTATCATCTTCATTTGTAGAATCATTGTTAATAACATTGGCTTCTAGTTGATATGTCGCTCTTGACAAGTCAATTACCGGTGATATAAAGTTGTTTGGTGATGTAAAGATCGCCTCAGTTTTAAAAGATTTAGCTTGCCCAGTTAACCCAGTTATTTCATTTGATCTAGAGAAAACTGCATACTCTGAGGGAGTGAATGCTTCTTCTGCTCTACCAATCTTAGTTTCTACAGTACCAGCTGCCGATGCTGCTGACCCTGTGCCGTAAAAACTGTAGTCTAATCTGCTGTTAGCAGGAGTCAAGTCTGTGAAGTTGTGGGCGATTCTATTGTATGTCTTATTGTTGATCGTGTCGATTGTTGCCTGAGAAGACCCAGTACCAACAACATCACCAACAGCAAATGAACCAGAATCAATATCTACCGTACAAGTTGTAAACTTATTCTTAAATTCAACCACACTCGCAGTGTTTGTAGTGATATTGAATGTAGCACCAGTACCACTACCATCTGTAGACGCCTGTGCAACGGCTGAACCATTTGCAGTGTAGTTTGTTCCCATCGATCCAGCTTTCACCCCGGTAATTGCACCTGAGTTTACAGTGGTAACAATCAAAGTTGCCCCTGTGCCGTTACCGAAAGAATTCAAAGTAACGACATCATCTACGACATATCCTGAACCACCGCTCGCTATCGTAACATCAAACTGGTGAATAGCATCAATGTTGCTAAAGAATCCAGTTGTGAAGTCTTTCAAAGTCCAGTAATCAAAGTCTTCGTTATTGAAGACAGCTTTCCCGCCGAGTTTACTGAAACTAGCTCTCTTTAAACTGTACTTAACATCTTCTGCTTGAATCGCGTTCCAAGTTCTATTGTTTGAAGATACAAACAAAACACCCACTGAAGAATCTCCTGCCTGTATGCGTTCTGTTGTTCCTAACTGATTCTGTCCTAATTCTGATACCCATGCTTCATATCCTGGGTCATTCGCTTGGGGCATCAACACAAAGCAATACTCTTTACCAGATCCTAAATACACTGGAGAGTCAAACGTGAACGTTGTTGCCGTTGTTGCATCTTCTGAAATGTTTACATTAGCAGCCGTCTTGAATACAGAACCGTATGGTACGATGCTGCTTCCAGGATATCCGTTAACGACTTCTCTTATTTGTAGAGTTATGCCATTAGTAGCAGATTTTGTCTTAAAGAAGACATCAATGCTGCTTGCAAATATACCATGTCCATTCGTAATGTTGAATGTCTGCGCGAGTGGGTCTGCGCCGTTCATACCGATCTCGCCAATTCCAATATTGAGTTGAAAGTCTGTCCAATCAAAAACAAAATCGTCCGGAAGCGTAAAGCCCGCATCAGTGGCTTCTTCAACAACCTCCGGCGGCACCTCAGTAGTGGGCGGGTCAACGGGATCTGGAGTAACCGGGGGTTGCTCTGCTGCCGGCGCAACTGCGACTGGGGCACCGGGTATAGTTTCAAGCGATTCGTTAATCGTATTAGCCGTAGTGTTGGTAGTTTGATTGAGTGAAGAATTTAACCTTACACCTGTCGTAACCGATCCAACTACTCGCGAGGGCGGATTTGCTGCTTGAAAGCCCATTGTAATATTTGGTCTAACAGTACTCAAGTTGAGCCTGGAAGATTCAATTGTTGTATTTACAAATGATGAATATTCAGACGCAGCAGATGATGTCACAAAACCATTTCTATTTTTAATATCATTACTGAGTACAATTAACTTATTGCCTACGCGATATCTGTTAGGTGGTATGCGGATCTGCGCTACTATTCTACCAGTAGAATCAGACTCTACATAGCCATTTGTCCAAACACCTGCGCCTGAAACTGCACTGTAAGAGCGTCTCTTCTGTGCTGCCGTGAGACCATCAAAGAATG